CATTTTGTATATTGTTCATAGTTAGCATTGTTTATCCACGGTATAACAGCAACACCAAGACCATCGTAATCTAATACGGTTGGTTCCATAATAATGTTAACGTTGCTAGTAAAATATCCTAATAGTTCTTTTAAGGAACATAACTCATTGGTGTTTTTAAAATAAACATCATGATTTCCGGGTATAATATCCATGGTAATACCAGCATCCCGCATAGGCTCAAGAAAGTGCTTCCTATTAGCATTAAGTGCTTTAAAGTTAACAAATTTCCTGTGTTCATAATAATCTCCAAGATGTAATATATTTTTAATGTTATGTTCTTTTAAATAAGGGAAGAATATCTCTTCATAGAATCGTTCTTGGTATTGTAAAAAGATGTCAGATGAATTTCGGACACCACAATGCGTATCGTTTAATATAGCTACCTTCATACTACCTCATGAAAAGTTCTAGCTTTTCTCTTTCTTTTTCTTCTTTAGCAAATTCTTTAATTGCTTCGTCTTTCTTTCTAACAGTACTTATTCTCTGTCTAAGTGTATCAACATAACTCATAGTTTGTTCGGCACCTTCTGCATCCATTCCCATTTCAACAAAATCGTCAATGCCCATTTTTTCAATAAACTTAAATTTAATTTCTTGTTGCTTTTTCTCTTTCGTAATTCTACGGATAAAAGCATAGAAACAAATTTGTGTAAAATAACTAAATGCGTTAGGATTACCTGTACGCGTCGCAGTATCGATATTATAATTATAGATTGCGCGTAGACAATTTTCTACCGCGTCCATAACCATTTCTTCTCGATAAGTATATCTTACGAAGTTTGGTCTGTGTGATAAACCTTCTGCTATCTTTATAAAGCATCGTGCAATATAGTCTGTGACTTTCGGTATATCTTTGTCTTTGGACCGTGCTTTGTCGCATTCTTTAACGTATTCTACAACTGCTAATGAAAACTCTTTATTGTTTATATAATGAGCTTTGTTCTTTTTATTTGCCATAAAATTATATCTCCATTTTTTAATAGAAGGTTATATTATACCATAGTTTTAAGAAAAAGTAAATCCCCTAATTTTTTTCGCCTAGGGGGTTTACAAATCTTAATTTATATGATATAATAATAGAGCATTCCCGGGGGATAGAGGTACTAGTGTAATATCTTCTTCTTGGTACCTAAAGACCCTTCTTCAAACATATCATTCATTTCTTCCTGCACCTGCATTTCAAGTTCTTCCATTTTCTCCATAAGAGATTCTTTACCGGATTCTAGTTTAATGGGTGGTGGAGGATTCTTTTTTAAGCTTAATACAAATTTAATATAAGCTGTTTCTATATCTTTGCTTACTGGTGTAGAGTTAACTACATTACCAAAAGCAACTTTAAAATTCTCTTCATCAGAAAAAGGGAACCAAGGACTAAATTGGTAAGAACTAAGTATTCCTGATGTTATTTGTACTGGCATTTCTAAGTACCAGTTATCTTTGTTTTTAGAATTAACGGCTGCTATTATTTGTTCTCCGTTAATTAATTTAAAATGTCTTACTTTATTATTTTGTTCCATTTATATATTTATCTCAAATAATTCATAATCAAACTTTTCTTTACTATATATTTTAATTCTTTCCGCGGCGTGTTCTAATGTATAATTCTTTTTTTGTTTCCAATGTAAATCATCTGCAATATCATACACCGTTGTATCTTTATCAGATTTCCTAAGTCCTCTTCCAATAGATTGTAATACACGAATCTGACTCTTAGAGGGCGAAGCAAATATTAAATTATGTAGTCTCTTTATATTTATACCCGTTGAAAACGTACCTAGTGAAGCTACGATAATTGCATTCTTTTCTTTTTCAGTTATCGCACGTACGCGCTCCCGCGTGTCCACGTCCGTCTCGCCCGAGACATAAAAAAGCTTTCTATCTTTACCTTTAAGTTTTTCTTTTAATATGTTATGTAAGGGCTTTCCATGCTTTTCAACGTAATTAAACAGGATTAAAGTATTACCTTCTTGGTCAATAGCAAGATTAGATATAAAATTATTTCGTGGTGTATATCGTACAATAAAGTCTATTTCTTCTTGGTATTTTAATTTAGATATTTCTTTACAATGTTCTTCTTTATATTTTAACAATAACATTTTAATATCTAATTTAGCTAATTGGTCTGAATCTATTAAATCTTTTGTTGTTGTGACTTTGTGCACTGGACCAAACAAACCTTCTAATACTAACTGGTGTGTTTGTGTACCATCTAATGTACCAGTTGTTCCTATTCTATATTCTGCTTCTGTACATTTTTCCATAATAGATGTAAGTGACTTAGCTTTAAACTGATGTGCTTCATCACCAATTACCATACCAAAGTTCTGAAAAAATGCCGCCGGTTTTTTGTAAATAGATTGCCATGTAGATATAACTATTCTTTCCATCATTGGTCCTTTCGGTACACCACCATGTATTTTATTTGCCCATTCATCTATTTGGAAAGAATTATCTTTTTGACTATAATCGTCAAAGTCAGAATACATTTGTTCTACTAAAGAAATAGTAGGAACGATTATTAGTATTTTTTTACTTGGTTCGTTATCTATATACCATCTAGAAGCTAAGTAAATAATTAAAGATTTACCAGATGCAGTTGGAGATAGTAAGAGTGAATTTTTGTTTGTTAGCGAGTGTCCTAACGCGTTTAACTGATAGTCTCGTGGTTGGATAGGTACTTGGTTTGATGTTAAATTTAAATTATCTAACCATTCTTTTGGGATATAATTTAAATCTTTTTCTGGTTCTAAGCTACCATACCTCTTAGAAGTAGTGCTTATACACTCGTATTCGCGTTCTAAGGCAAATTGTTTTAGGTACTTATACAAACCAATGTATAAAGTTTTTTTACGTGAATCAAACAGGCGAATTTTACCATCCCAATATTTGTTGCGATATGCCGGCATAAATTTATAACCAGGAACAAAGAAACAGAAATGTTCTGTTAATTCCATTTCAATACTGGGATCGGTTTCGATATACATGAACGCGTGGTTCTTTTTGACTATCTTTATTTGGTCCATTATATAAGTTGTTGTAATCTATTCACAGTACTATTTATATCATAGCATAGGTAATCAAATATATACCAATAAAGAAACTTTCTAGAGTTTTCAATATCAAACCATGATAAATCATCTACATAATTATTTATCTCGGTTAATATTCTTAGGTCTTTTGTAATCCAATGATAGTCCGGATAACCGTATGATATTATTGGAACATCGTGCATCATACATTCTATTCCAGCAGTGCTATTTTCTGTAATTGCTACCTTTGTTTTTGGTAATATACTATGTATAGATTCATATCCTGTAATTACTAAATGACCTTCTTCTTTCCATTTGTTTATAAGATTTTTATTTTTATATCTTGGATGTATTTTAATTACTAAATTTTGATTTTTTAGTTTATCAACAATCATACTTAGTTTTTTAATATGGTCGCCAAAACCAAATCCATCTACTGTTTCATCTTCTGGCATTTGACCTATAATTAATATATGGTCATCAGGTATATTTTTCGAATCTTTCCATTTTAGTAATATTGAATCATCCCATTTATTTGCTCTTCTTTCAATTAAATCCTGTACATATTTTTGTTCAGTTATATCATATTTTCTAATTTGGTATTCGAAAGGTTCATCAAAAGTAATTTCAGAACTATTTGCATATCCTTTTCGACATATTTGAAAATGTTGGGATGTTGGTGCGGTTGGTTTAAATATAATATTATTTGGGGTATTTAACTCTGATTTGTGACAATGATTGTAAATATGTAATTCTGGAAAAGAAGTATATTCATCATTAAGAGTGCTATCTGTTTTACCCTCATAATAAGGTTCTTCCCATTCAGTATGCCCCATTAATTCTAAAGCATGTTTAATACATCCAGCGGCGTATGCAAAATTTCCTTCGAATGTATATCGATAATCTTTAAATTTAAATTCCACTGGTAAATTTTCTCCACTCTATCATATTCTTTATAGTTTGGTGGCGCCATTTAATACTATCTAATATCTCTTTTAAAGTATTACATAGTTCTTCTTGGTATGCTATCTTTTTCTGATGTTCTTGTATGATAGGATCGGAGTCATAATATTTATCCATATCTGATTTCAGTACTGTTAAACCATTTAATGGGTCGTAGTCCCAACCCTTTTCATCTAACTCTTCTTGGCTTAATTTACCATTATAGTGGTTAAATTTATCTTTTAACAATACTTTAAATTCTAGTTCTAATTGTTTTAGTCTTAATTTACTAGTGCTATATAATTCTAAATACTTCGAATGAAGTTTTGCTGTTTCTCTGGAAGATTCATCTAATGCCATTTCATCAATAACATTATCTTTCTTCCACATTTCTAATACATTTTCTAAATTCATAACTACATATTATACCATATTTTAGGGAAAAAGTAAACCCCTATCTAAATTCAAATGATGTGTATTTTAATACTAAGTCTGCTTGTACGTATTCTATATCCGTATTTTGTGCGT